GCCTGTAAACCAGGAACTATACCACCGCAGTGGCTAGGAGGACATCCAATAGCGCCGCAACAGGGATGCGGAGTATATGCAACTGCATTTAATGCAACTGGTCTTCCATTAACTAAGACGTTAGGACTGACAGGAGCAGTCAGAACTCCTCCTGGGCCATATGTGTCACCAACTCTTGCTATTCCTGGCATAATATTTCCTTATACCATATTTATGGCTGTAAAATGCCGTTATTTGGCAATACTGGCCTTGGGCGCGACTTCAAATCCAGTGGTAGTTTTCCAGTAGTGACTATGCAGTTCTGCCACGGTTTCTGCGTGTAGTAATACACTGTTTTTGCTGAGATCCATGTTGGCATCTACTTTACCAGTGAATAGTGCCTGCATTAACCCTATACCCTGCTGACTGGGTACCACTACACAAGGACGCTTGATGGTCCAGCCAAAAGTTGTACTGTCTACAATTTCTGCTACGATTTCGTCGCCGTTGGCCAACTTAAAACTGGCCAAGTCACCTTTGTTGTATTGTGTTTGATTATTAACTAGCATTTATACTGCCGCCCTTGTGCGTAGTTCGTCTTCTGTCAACTTTTGCAGTCCTTGGAAGCCACCCGGTACAAATAGTTCACCGTTTTTGTAGATCTGAGGCACTGTTCTGTGTCCTTCACTAACTATAAACGCTCTTGCTTCTGGTTCTAGTTCGATATTAATTTCTTCGAACTCGATTCCTTTTAGTGTCAGTAAGTTTTTTGCCTGTACACAAAAAGGACAATTATTTTTTGAATATACTGTCAGCATTTTATTTCCTCTATTTTATTATATACCATCTGTAGCATCTGGTCAGCAGTTTCTTGACGCAAATCAAAGAGTCTTTCGTAGTTATAGTCTACAATATCTTTTGTTTTTTCTACAATAGAATGATAATCTTGTCGTGCTAGCCATTCCATCTGCTCAAATGCCATTCCAAATCTGGTTACCTTGTTTTCTTCCTTATCGTAACTTTCATCGATTATGCTATTAAAAGTTTTAAAGCCTAATATGTTCCGCATCTGTTGCAAATAATGCTGACAACTGAATGCAACAAAAATTCTTCTACCATAAAGAACTTTTGCCGGCTTTTCACTAAAAAAGAAAGAACGTTCATATATAGTTTCTAAAATGGTACTATACTTTGTTTGGTTATATATACCCCAAGGCACTTGATCACTTACTTGATAAGTGATCTCAGGTACAACTTCCCAGTCTTGATTTAAATTAGGACTAACATAAGGATATTTTAATTCTTCATCGCCTAGCAGGTTTTTTATATAAGTTTCAATTTCATGGTCCTGCTGAATCGGTGCAGAGAAAACAGATCTGTAATTAACTATACTAGTATCCAATAAAAAACTTTTTTGTGTCTTTGCCATTACAAAGTCTCTGTGCGGCTTTTTTGCACCTAACAGTATTTCAAAATCAAATTGAGGTATTGTTGTTTGGTGTTGTAGCGTATTTTTACGCATTAAATTGAATGCCCACCATGGACGATAAACAAAATCTCCTGACACGGTATATCCTTCTAAACCACCCACAGCCACAAGATAATTTTTTATTTGTAAACTTTCTAACCATTCCTTAACAGGACGTAAATGATTAAATTCTATATCACTTATTAATAGTAAATCAAATCGCTGGTAATCAACGTCGTAGTTGTTGTCAAAAAATATTGGTAAGCAGGCTATTTTAATGTCTTGGCTTAAAACTTCTTCTTGATTGGTACAACGAACAAATTTTTCACAGTCGCCTAACCATTCGTCATAGATGTCAATTGACGCAACCGGTGCAAAAACCTTTATCATAAAAACTTTTTGACTTTATCAAATATAGGATCAAAATCTATTACAGTTTTAGTTTCCCAATCAAATTGTATACTGTTATTTAGATTGGGTATAGCATCACAAACACAGTTATAGTCAAGCGACAACTTGTCTAATTCTTCTAATGTTTTGTATTGAAAACGTTTTTGTTCAGACATTGCAACTTCACGCTGAGTCATGATCCAGTTACCGATAAATTCATATTCACTAAACCATTTAACTCCTCGATGTGCAGGATCGTCGATCAAAGGTTCAAATGGTATAGAATTTAATATAGCATCAAAAGGATCGCAGTTATTTAAAACCTGTAACTGTTCTCGTGCTTTTAACCAGTCTTCTTTGAACACGGGCATAAATTCAGATACAAAACTATGTGGTGTTTGTCTTTTAATTCCTAAACTGTCTAATACACGATAATAACCAGGACTATGTGTTTCATTTGGTAATATGAATAATGTAGGAACGTTATTGTTTGACAAGCATCTATAGGGTTTTATACAAAATGTGTCAGGATCTTGAATCAGTGTGACATCTGCATCGCAATATTCAACGCTTGCTAATTTAAGTGCCTGCTGATAGAGCCAAGTTCCGCGGTAATCATCTTCATAGATCCAGTTTCGCATGGTGGGCCACCTGGCATCCATTTCTCTATCATGAACAAAGATAAAATTACTTGTGTTTATGTTATATTTTTGAAAAACACTGTTTAAGTATTCAGTGTCAACATTAGTGAAGATATATGTTTGATCAATACCTTCTATATATTGATCAAACTGTAAAGTCAGACATGCATGAGGAATCCTATAGCCAGCAATAAACAGGGCCCTGGCTATCTTCAAAGGCTAAATCCTTTGAATGTGTCTGTGTCCACGTCCTGCTTGGTGCCACCAATAACATAACTGCTGATTTCTGTTTCCTGGGGAGCAACTTGCACTTCAGCACCTGCAATCCATTTAGCAGTCCAAGGCAGAGGGTTACTGCCTGGCTTAATGCCACAGTTCAATCCAACTGCGGTCATACGCTTGCAGGTCAACCAGTCAACATAGTCACTGAGTAGTTTAGCATTCAAACCAATCATTGATCCATCTTTGAACAAGTATTCTGCCCAACGCTTTTCTTGTTCAGCAGCACTCAAGAACATTTGTTCACATTCCGCAACAGTTTCCGATTTGATTTTGGCAAAATCACTATCGTCTTGTGGTAACAATTTTATAAGGGTCTGCGTTGAACCTAAATGTATGTTTTCGTCTCTTGCGATCAGTTTGATAATTTTAGCATTACCTTCCATCTTCTTCAGTTCTGCGAAAGCCCACGAACAGGCAAAACTTACATAGAAACGAATGCCCTCGAGTGCATTAACTGAGTTTAGGCATAGCCATAACTTTTTCTTTAACTCATACATGTCAACTGTAACAGACTCGCCATTAACAGTATGAGTGCCTAAACCTAAGTAACCATAAGCGTTGGCTGCGTCAATAAAGTCATCGTAGTATTTGCTGATGTCTTTGGCGCAGTCCAGAATTTCTGGGATAGTAGTTAGTTCATCAAAAACCTTGCTGGGATCACTGTAGACATTACGAATAAGGTGTGTGTAACTGCGACTGTGAATTGTTTCGTTAAATGCCCAAGTCTGAATCCAAGTTTCTAGTTCGGGGATACTGACCACAGGCAAAAACGCCATATTAGGACTGCGGCCTTGTACACTGTCAAGTAGGATCTGTCGCTTAAGGTTACTGGTAAAAATGTGCTGTTCAAAAGGTGTTAGTTCTTTAAAGTCTTTAGCATCACGCAGTACGTCTACTTCCTCTGGTCTCCAAAAGAAACCCAACTGTTTGTCTGTTAGTTTTTCGAACTGACGATACTTTAGTGTGTCATAACGTGCAATGTCAACACCGCCGTCGAAAAACATAGTACGTGCCATGTTACTTTTTTCATTAACTTTAAAAACGCTCATTTTTTATTATCCTTGATTATATAACGCAACTGTCGCAGTTTTCTTGATCTTCTAAAACTTCAACAGGTTCGTCTTGTTTTTGCGTAAGTTTGTCTACGTCGATCTCACCTTGGCCATCCATGGTGTTAAAGTAGTACAACTGTTTAGTACCATATTTATAACACATCAACAAATGCTTCAACATCTCACTCATTGGAATCTTTTCATCTTCAAAGTAGTGAGGATTGTAACTGGTGTTTACACTAATACCTTGGTCGATATATTTCTGCAACACAGCGCAGATTTTCAGGTAACCTTCGGGCGATTTCTGGTCCCAAAGTAGTTCATATTTGTTCTTTAGACGTCGATATTCAGGCACCACTTGCTTGAGTACACCGTGCTTGCTTTGCTTTACACTAACAAAACTTCTCGGAGGTTCAATGCCGTTTGTGCTGTTTGAAATCTGTGCTGAAGTTTCTGCTGGCATTAAAGCCATTAAGGTAGCATTGCGTTGTCCGTGTTGTTGCGCTTCTTTTCTTAACTCTGCCCATGGCATGCGTTCTTGATGAGGAACAAGTTCATCAACTTCAGACTTACGTGTGTCGATAGGCATGATGCCATTAGCACTCTTTAGGTCTTGCCAACGTGTGCAAGGGCCGAACTCTTTGGCCAACTCTACACTGGCTTTCAGCAAGTAGTAACTCCATGCTTCTGCGTACTCGTCAACAAGAGCAAGAGCACTGGGATCACTGTAACTGACATCGTGCTTGGCCAAGAAGTAGGCAAAGTTAATAATACCAATACCCAAAGGTCTGAATTCGTCAGTGGCCAATTTGGCAGCAAGTACAGGATAGTTTTGATAACTGAGTAGTGCATCCAAACCACGCACTGCTAATGTACACATACGTTCAAAGTCCTGTGGCTGTTTGACGTTGCCCCAGTTAATTGCGCTCAATGTGCAAAGTGCAATTCTGCCATTAGGATCGTTTACATCGGACAGTGGTGTTGTGGGCAAGTCAATTTCGCAACATAGGTTACTCATCTTAATAGGAGCACGGTCCTCTTTGAATGGACTGTGTGTATTAGCATGGTCTACGTTCTGCAAATAGATACGTCCTGTGTCCTTGCGCTCCTGCATAAACTTGCCAAACAGTTCAACTGCTTTATAAGTCTTTTTGCGTAGACGTGTGTTACGCTCTGCACGTTCGTACAGTTCTTTAAACCGATCTTGGTCATTAAAGAATGCTTCATACATTTCAGGAACATCATGAGGACTAAAGCAAGTAATATCGCCACCTTGGATTAGGCGTTCATACATCAACTTGTTAAACTGGATGCCGTAGTCCATGTGACGTACACGGTTGTCTTCTGTGCCCTTATTGTTCTTGAGTACCAATAGGTCTTCTACTTCCAAATGCCAGATAGGATAGTACAAGGTAGCAGCACCATTGCGTACACCACCTTGGCTGCAACTGCGTGTGGCACTTTGAAAGTGCTTGTAGAAAGGAATTACTCCTGTGTGATAAGCATCACCATTGCGAATAGGCGAACCCAATGCACGAATACGTCCTGCGCCAATGCCAATGCCGGCTTTTTGACTTACGTAACGAACAATACTACTTGCAGTAGCATTGATACTATCAAGACTGTCATCAGACTCAATGAGAACGCAACTACTAAACTGTTTTTGCGGTGTGCGTACACCAGCCATAACTGGAGTAGGAAGACTAATATCGTGGTTGCTAACAGCATTGTAATAATCCTTTACCCATTGTAGTCTAACGTACCTATCATAGTTTTGGAACAATGTTGCCGCAATAAGCATATATGCTACCTGCGGTGTTTCAAAGATATCACCGGTTACACGGTTTTGTACAAGATACTTACCGCGGAACTGTTCCATGGCCACGTAAGTAAAGTGTTCATCTTTGTGATGGTCGATTGCACGTTCTAGTTCAACCCATTCCTCTTCTGAATATGCTTCTAGTAGGCCGCGGTCATAAAACCCTTTGTCTACATTTTTCTTTACAATGTCCAACAATGGCCAGGGCTCATACTCACCATAGACTTCTTTACGTAAGTGATAGTTAATTAACCTACCTGCTACAAACTGATAGTTAGGAGTTTCTTCACTGATTAAATCAGCAGCACTTTTAATCAGTGTTTCTTGAATGTCACTGGTTTTGATACCATTGTAAAATTGAATATGACTTTTAATTTCTACTTCGCTTGCACTTACACCTGTAATGTCTTTGGTAGCCCAGAACACAACTTTGTGTAGTTTTTCTAAATCTAGTGGTTCTTTCTCGCCGTTTCTTTTTAATACTTGAATTTGTGTCATTGATCTCTCTTAAACTAATTGTTCTAATTTTAATTCTTCAGTGCTAATCGTTCTCTTTAGCACTAACTGTTTGCTAACTTGTGTACTATTTACAACCTCGTCATGAATGTAATTAAGAACATATTTTCCTTTGTCAACATAAACTAAATTATATTGTTCCATGGTTGACGGGTCATTATATACTCTTATTTCGATTTCTGGCTTGTGGCTACTAAGATACAGAGTATACACTATTGCCAGTGCTTTTGCAAGTCCACAATAGTAATTATCATATAATAATTCCCAAGGATTGGGCCATTCATCTACGTAGTCAAAATGAAGATAATTTTGAACATAGGGAGCATAACTCCAAAGATGTTCGGTTTGATAACAAGCAGATGCCAAATCTAAATGTGATAAGTCATTTCGAAACTCTTGCCATGAACGTAGACGTTCATGCGGTAGTAGATTCCACATCGATTAAACTGCTATACTGTTAATTGTATAAGTGAGGTTGCCGTCGGCGCCTTGGTTGTCAAGTGTTCCAGACACATAGCAAACGTTGTTTGATTGTGTTACTGTAAAACTAAAACCAGTGTCACCAAGTTCTACGTTAGTATCTGAACTGGCATTTCTAGATAGATATTGGCTTACAGTCAATGTTCCTGTTTTTATATTGGCATTAACTAAATCTGTATGTTCTCTTTCCAAACTATAAGTTATAATTATACTGGGATCTGTACTGTCAAAAACTAATTCTGCAATATTTGCGGTTGTGTTGTTAGTAATAGTCTGAGTATATTTTGTAATTCCAGCAATATTACTATATTGAGTTAAAATTTCTGTATTACCTACCTCAGGTGCGCCTTCTTCTAGTGTGCCATTGCCGATATAAAGTTGGCGTGTGTCAATGCTCCAACCTAGTTCTGCGCTGGCAAGTTGAGGTAGTGTTTCATTTGTACCTCTGCGATGCTTGATTTGACTGATTTGTACTATAGCCATGTCTGTGTTCTATGTCCTATAGTGTATTTAGTTTTCTCGATAATACTGCTCTACTCTGTCGAACCAACGCTGGCTCCAATACTCAAAATCTTTGGGCTCTAAAACAAACTCTTGGTATTCAAAATCGGCGCTACACATTAAAATAACACCGGTTTTGATGTCGGTTCCGTGTGTTACGTTATGCGCTTGTGCATAGGCACTGAGTTGCAAAAAATAGTCCTCAATCCATTCACGCTTTTTTGGTTTATTTGTCTGTTTAAAGTCCATAATAGCAGGCTGGCCTTGCCATACGCCCAAACAGTCAGTAGTACCAGCATAAAGTCCACTATAGTATAAGGGAATTTCCATACCCCAGAACTCGTTGACTTTGTTAAGACCCTCAGAGATAATTTTCTGAGCCATTTTGTGGCTTTGCTGGCTATAAGGATTTGTGCCTGGTTCGTTGAGTACGTCAGTTTTTACATAGTCCTCTAACCACTTGTGCATTCTGGTACCACGTCCGGCTGCTTCTGTGGTAATCTGTTGAGCACGTTCTTCACCCACACGCTTTTTCCAGTTAGCCAGTGCTTGACGTTTTTCCAATGGTTTAGTTTTATCCAGAATTGTAGTCACACTGGGCACCTTCGATCCATCAGGTAAACAATAGTGACGTTTTCCGTCTACACTTTCTCTTGTTATGGCCTTATAATTAAATTTAGATACTATCATTCGTTTAGATTTTTTTGTATTATTGTATACACTTTTAAAATTTTGTCAATAGGTTACTATTTTTGATTCTAAAAAATTTTTGTAAAGAATTTTGTCTTCGCCGTCTAAAATAGAGTAAAGTCTTTGATTAAATTCATAAAAAAAACAATTAGTCGATTTATCAAACTTTGCAGTTTCTTTCAAAAAACTTCTGAA